GGTGAAACGAGCGATATAACGCGCCCATAAATTGGTCTTTCGAGATCGATTTTAGGTGCTGTTTTCTGCGAGTTGGATTTTCTTTTGACTTTCTCGAGTTGATGTAGTTGTTTGAATGGATTCATTTCCAGTATAGTCTTTGGGTTTTGGCCGTCCATACATTGGATTGTCATCATTTGAATGGCTATAGATAACACTGCATCAGCGACAGTCAGTCCGGTCTTATTGGGGGGACATGGTGTCTTGGCTATTTTTTGTGATAGTTCGGATACCTGTTTCCTATATCGATGGGATATAAAACCATTAAGAATTCGTGAGAATGCTTGTACTTTATAGTTTGGTATCTTCTTTGTGCGTGGTTTCTTAAACAGCGTACAACCTAGACCTAATTGTGAGGTATGAGCACCGAGAGAAATTTTCAACGCTTGAGCAGCTTGTATTTCTGGCCGATCAAGGATGATTCTCTTTACGAGACTCTTTTCCCAATTTCTTACCTTTATGGTGGGAAGTTTCTTTAAAATTGAGTCCTTACTGAACAATGATTTGTATCGGAAGCGTGGTATTTGAATAACACGTTGTTGGGGAATTATGCCACTTGGCATCTCCCTTATGTCACTTCCTTTACGATCAAAGTTCGGTTTAAAGCCTGCGGGGTACTTCTTTTTAACCCTATAGTACTCTTCACAGAAAAGTCCAAATGATCGAGATTGCCAACATTTATCTACATTAAGCTTAAGTCCCATCATTTCTATGATAGACTCATAGCTAGCAATCTGTCGTTTAGTCCAAAGTGCAAGAATATCGTCTCCGTGCACAGTCGCGATACGTTCCGGATCGACTTTACATATAGTAAAGTCGTTAACGATGTTAAGTATTGGCCAAGACAGGGGTAGACCCATGTAGGTCCCTCTAACCGTCATAAACGATACTTCTTCTTTAACGCGAGCAGGACCGATCATTTTCTTCCCGAGATCAACCAATGTTTGATCGATAATATTTTTCTCGAGAAGAAATTTGGAAATCCCGCACCAAACTGCATTTGAAACTGCTAATGGTAGCCTATCGGTTGCCCAATTCATGTCCGCTGAATAGAAGCAGCGACCTTCGAATACATAATCACGACGACTCTGAATTTCCTTCAGTCTTCTCGTGAAATATGCATCACATGGTCTGCCTTCTAATTGTGATTCAAAGAAATCATCGCGTTTTAACATCTTTATTAAAAGATCGTTAATTGGACGCCCAGCCGTGACAAAATTCGTGCTACCTTTAGTGACAATTCTTAATCCGTAGCCTGGTTTTCCAACCACTACGCGTTCGAGGACTAATGGACTAGACATTGCTGATTTAACAGCTTCCTGATATTTATGTATTACTTTGTTTTCCATTTCGTCTGACATTGTCACTGCTGCCCAGTAGGATCTAGCGCCACCCTTGGATTTCGTATTCTCGAGGCACGAAGAACTATTCTCCAATGTGGGAATAATGAGTTCGTCGCTTTTTCGATGTAATTTCTTCATAACGGAATACGCAAAACCCTCTAATTCGTTTAACATTAAAGGATTAGGGCGGAAATATGTTGTCACAATTGACTTATGATAGTCTAATAATTTTTGTGACTGATTTCGCGGCGCGAAGTGTGCAGTAAGGTACTGTGTTATACTAAAGAATGGCTTATTAGGTGCTATAAATCCAGTAAACAGGCGCCTTCGTGATTGATCCGAGACAACTTTTGTTAGTAAAAATGTGTTGTGAGGATTGGTTACAAGGGCGCACAATATTTTAAAGAATATTGGATTCACCTTATTTGCATAAGTGAATGTGCTTCTTCGAGCAAGAATAAATAGAGTGACAACTAGCCGGAAGGCCAGTTCACACTCTTTATATTTTTGTTTCGAATGGGCTCGCAACAAATTAATCAACTGATTGATTTGATAATATTGGGATTTATGGTATAATCTAGTTATACCAGAAAACTCAATCAGAGCCTGTTCCAGGGCGAAGGATATATTTAGATGCGTGATTTGCTTGGAGCGGGTCTTAACTCGTTGAGACTCCCCGGCACATGCTGGTGCCAAAACATCAGAGATAGATTTTGCGACTATTGGTTTCCAAACTTTCATTCGTGAAAGTTTGTTGTCTGATAGTTTCTCTATCTTTATCTGTTGTTTTGGGCGCCAGGCGAATCCGTGTTCGAAACGAA